CCGCGCCGCCATTGTGGCTGCGTTGGCAGCCGTACCAGACGTTGGCCACGTACACGAGCGCGAGCGCTACGCCGAGAGTGAGACGGCTTTCCGCGCCATGTACCTGTACACACCTGCGGGTGGCGCACCCGAAGTGCGCGGCTGGTGGCTGCGCCGTGTAGCCACACGCGAGCACTCGCCCAGTACGGGCCGCTCGCTCAATGCACACACGTGGCAGGTGCGTGGCTACATGGCTTTCTCCGACGCACGGGCCAGCGAATTGGTGTTGGATGACCTCATTGAGCAATTTCGCGCCGTGGTACGCGCCGACCCCACGCTGGGTGGCGTCTGCCAACCCGGCCCACTGGATGCAAGTGAAGACGGCGTGCAGGTCATTGATGCTGGGCCGGTGCGCTTTGCGGGTGTGCTGTGCCACTCGGCCGTTTTGCAACTGACTACGTGGAGCTACTTGTGACTCAAAAGAAACCCCGAAATGAAGCGCCGCAAACCGAAACCGGCCAGGCGATGGCGCAAACCGCGTCGCAAACCCATACCACTGAAAACGGCCATGGCGGAAATGATGGACTGGCCGTGGTTCCTGCCTCGCAGACCGACACGCAGCAAGGTGTGGGCGGCCTCTACCAAATCGTTGATGGCCAGCGCGTGCTGCTGCACCGCAGCCAGACGCCTTAAATATGACTTTAAACCCGAACGAAAGGACTTGAGCCATGGCAGCCAAGCTCATGCGCAAGATGGCCATCTTGGCCAAAATTGAAGATACCGTGGGCACGCCTGTAACGCCCGCCGCAGCCAACGCGCTGCTGGTCAGCGACGTAACCCTGACGCCCATCGAAGGTGATGTGGTGGAGCGCGACAACATCCGCCCGTTTTTCGGCTCCAGCGGCTCCACGCTGGTGACGGAATATCAAAAAGCTGCATTCGCTATTGAATGTGCGGGCGTTGATCCGGCGGGCACACTGCCGCGTTACGCCGAACTGCTACGCGCCTGCGCCGTCAGCGCTACCAATGCACCGGGTGTCAATACAGTTTTCAAACCCGTTACGGATTCAATTGAATCGCTCACGATTTATGGAAATATTGACGGTGTGCTACACAAAATGCATGGTGCGCGCGGTGAATTTGAACTGAAACTGGAAGCCAAACGTATTCCGAAATTCACGTTTGATTTTATGGGCAGTTTCGTTCCGGCTAAAGACGAGCCGCTGCCTGCCGTGAATTACGCAGGCTTTATGGAGCCACTTGGAGTTAATAAAGCCAATACCACTTTGTCGCTTGACGGCCTGACGGCAGCGTGCAGCGGATTTACTTTCAAGGCTGGAAATCAGGTTGTCAAGCGCGATTTGATGAACGTGGATACCGTTGAAATTACGGGCCGCAAATCAACAGGTAGTGTCACGTTTGAAAACACCAGCGTAGCAACCAAAGACTGGATTGCTATGGCGCGCGCCAGTGCCATCGTGCCATTGATCGTTAAGCATGGTCAGCAAGCCACTAATACAGTGAGTTTCAAATCCACTCGCGCCCAGTTGGGCAAACCCACTTACAACGAATCAGACGGTGTGCAGATGATTACCATTCCTTTGTCATTTATTCCAAGTGACGCGGGGAATGATGAATGGTCGATTGAAGTCTGATTTGTTTTGATATTTCATTTTAATTTGTTGGAGCTTCCACATGGCAGTCAAAATCCCTGGCCTCAAACCCGTTATCGTTACGCCAGCCACACTTTATATATTGAGTGACGGCGGTCAATATGAGACTTTTCGTTTTAACGTGCATTTCAAGCGGCTGACGCGCGACAAATTGGACGGTTTGGCAAAAACATTCATGGAGGGGGAAATCAAGTTGCCCGATGTGCTCGACCAGATTGTGACGGGGTGGGATGGGCTGAAAGACGAAAACGGCATGGAAGTGCCCTACTCGCCAAAAGAACGCCGTGCAGCGGATGACGATTTCCCTGGGCTTGAGCAAGCCATGATGGTTAGCTGGTTTGATCACATGTTCGTCACACAGCGGCAGGCAGCAGAAAAAAACTCCGTGGCGCCGTCCGCCACTGGCTCGGCGCAGACGGCGCAAACCGCTACGTCATCGACGACGACCTGAAACAGGACTGCCAGCGGCTGGGCATAGACGTTCAGCGTCTGGCTCCGCCGCACGGCTGGCGGTCACAAGTTGACGACTTCGAGCTCTGGCCCGAACACGCACAGGCATGGCGTGTCTTCCTGGCCTGCCAAAGCCAGTGGCGGCGCCTGGCCGTGTCGTCAATGGGCGCACCGACAGAGCTGCTGCTGGAGGGGCTGGATTACGCGGGTGTCGAAATCGTTATGCGACGACAAGGCGTGCCAGCCGAACGGGGCAATGAGGTGTTTAGCCAAGTGCAAATCATGGAGCACGAAATGCTGCGCGTAGTCAACGCGCGCGAAATGGATTGATGGATTGATGGAGTTTTAAAAGTGGGCGCGGTGCATCAGGTCGGAATCAAGATCAACGTGGACGCCAAAGCGGCGTCCACCGAGATTCCGCGCGCCGCCAGAGAATTGGATGCGCTCTCGGCCAGCACCAAGGCAGCCGCACAGGCGGCCGAAAAGCTGGAGCGCGGCGTCAAGCCCGCCGAGCTGTCGGTCAAACAAATGGCGCAAGCGCTGCGCACCGTCCCCATGCAAATGACGGACGTGGTGACGTCGCTGGCCAGCGGGTCGCCCCCCTTGACCGTATTGATCCAGCAGGGCGGCCAGCTCAAGGATACGTTTGGCGGGGTCATGCCCGCACTCAAGGCTGTGGGCGGCTACGTGGTGAGCATGGTCAATCCGCTTACGCTGGCTGGTGCTGCTGTGGCTGCGCTGGGCGCAGCCTGGTATCAGGGCAGCCGCGAAACGCAGGCGTATAGCAACGCTCTGATTGCCACCGGCAATGCGGCAGGAGCCACAGCGGGGCAAATGGCCAGTATGGCCCGCGAGATTGCAGACGGGGTACACACGCAAAGTGCAGCAGCTGCCAGTCTGGCTGAGATGGCGCGTAGTGCCAACGTAGGCGCGGACCAACTCAAACGCTATGCCGAGGTAGCGTTGGACTGGCAGCGTGTGACAGGTACAGCCGTAACTGACACGGCAGCCGCTTTTACGGCTCTCAAAAACGACCCGCTCAGCGCAACGCTCAAGCTCAATGAGGGGGTCAATTACCTCACGGAGAGCACATACGAGCACATCAGAGCGTTAACCGAACAGGGGCGTCAGCAAGAAGCTGCTCGCGCTGCACAGGATGCTTTTGCCAGCTCTTTAGCGACGCGCTCTGAGCAGATGCAAAAAAACCTCGGCTACCTCGAGCGCAGCTGGTACGCCGTCAAGGGCGCGGCAGCGGCGGCATGGGATGCAATGCTCAACATTGGGCGGCCGCAGGTCAAAACCCTGACGGAAGTTAATGACAAGATACAAAAACTAGAGCATCTCCTTTCGGTTGCCAATTACAAAAGCGGTGATACCACCCGCAAGGCCATTGAAGAAAGCCTTAAAAAACTCAGAACGGAGGCAGCCGCACTACAAGGCGAACTCAAAGCAGCACAGGACCAGGCCCGTGCCAATGAGCAGTTGGCAGCCCGCACACGCTGGGACAAGGCCGGCGAGCAGTACCTCAGCAGGGCTGCACGCATGGAGCGTGAAGTGGCCGCAGCGCGAAGCGAAGGTGCGGCCGCGGGTATCCAACAGGCCGAGATAGAGGAACGTATCGCGCAGATACGCGAGAAGTACGCCGAGAAAACTAAACGCAACGACCGTGACGCCCGCGAGCGGGCCAAACAGTTGCGCGAAGATTTACAGCTGCTGGCGCAGTCTGCCGGGCTGAATCCCAACTTTTACGAGGAGTGGGATAGGCTCAACAAAGCCTTCGATCGTGGCGTACTCAGCGCCGAAGCACTCAACAAAGCTCAAGGTGAGCTGTTAGCTAAACAGCCCGTCATTAAAGCAGCCGCCGAAGCCGAACGCAAAGAACTGGAAGCGGCGGCGAAAGCGCGAGAAGCGCTGCGACAAAAAGAATATGAACGTGTCAGCGCCTACGTCAAATCTGTAGAGAGTCTGGCCAAACAAAATGAATCACTAAAAGAAGAGATTGAGCTGCTGGGGTTGTCTGAACGGGAACAAACCCGCTACCAGCAGGCCAAACTGGCAGGCGTCATCGCCCTCAAACAAGAGCAACTGGCACGGCTGCAAAATGAGTTTGCCCACACACGCGAGCAGGCCAACCTCGAGGAAGAGATTCGGCTGCTGAAAGAGCGCAACGAGTTACTAGAGAAAAAGGCACTCAAGAAGCTGGCGCAAGAAACCGCCAAAGAGGCAGCCAACAGTGCAAAAGAGATCGAAAAATCTCTCACAGATGCACTGCTTCGCGGTTTTGAAAGTGGTAAAGACGTTGCCCGAAATTTCCGCGACACGCTGCGCAACATGTTTGGCACATTGGTACTGCGGCCGGTCATCCAGGCTGTGATGGCGCCGGTTGCCGGTGGACTGATGGGCATGTTTGGCTCGGCAACGGGGGCCGCCAGCCAGGGTGGTTTGGGCGGCCTTGGCAGCTTGGGGCCGCTGGTGGGTGGTGATCTGCTGGGCAGTGCTGGCACCATGTTTGCCAATGGCGCGACCTTGGCAGGG